GGGTCGTCCTTGGCCGGGCGTTCCTTCAAAGGGATAAGGTCTAAATCGTCGGAGTCGGCTTCGTACAAAACGGGGAAAAGGGAATCGTCTTGAAGGATTCCCAAAATGATCTTCTTGCACATGAGTCGCAAATCATCCCATAGGGCAAGCCTTTTTTTGCCACAGGTTCCCATCTCCCAAAGAATCGGTTCGTCCATGGCGCTTTGGGATTGCATAATCGAGTCCTGCTGCTCTTGCGTCGCCTTGTGGATCTCGTCGATGATGCCGACGAAGAACTCATAGCCGTCGTTTCCGCCTCCGTCCTTGGACTGGTCTTTGGCCAAAGGCTTAAAGGACGAGTTAAGATTCAATGATGCCTTCGTGGAAATGATTGACGGATTGGAATTCTGAATGTCGTAGAAATGGTTTAAAAGGGTCGGCTTCATCCGTATTGCTTTGGCGCACATAGACCAAACGATCTTCGCCTGATCGAGCTTCGAAGCAAGGCACGCGCAGTTGATGCCACCGCCCGTGATCATCATGTACAAAGGGAACGGATAGATCTTCCCGGTCTTTCCGTTTTTTCTTCCTTCTTCATCAACTATGCGACGGAATCTACGCAAATCCGTGTCGCGGCACTTGATTCCGAAAACGCAATCAAACATTGCCTTTTGGAAATCTAGAAGCTGCAAAGGCTTTCCGTAGAACTTGGGGTTGATCGTGTTAAGGCAAAAGTCCGAAATGAATTGATAGTAGTCACTGGCCGCTTCCGGATCGAAATAATAGCGGTCGCTTTTTCCCTCGATGATCGGCTTTATGTGATTGAGATACCAAGTCTTAATCCAAAAACCAACCGTTACCGAACCGGTTTCAATCGATTTTATGTATCTCTCAACTGCGGTCGTTTCCATTTTCAGGCATCCTTATTGGCTTGCGGAACGATCTTGTGAAGCCATGCGACCCCTGGGTCGTCATCTTCCTTCTCTTTTGCTTTCTTAAGAGAAGCTAGGCGAGTCCTCGCTTCGGGGGTGAGTCCAAGAGCAACCGAAAGATCCATGAAGAGCTTTTGCTGCTTGATTTGGTTCCCTTCCGCCGTCTGAAGGGCGTTCGTGGCGAAGCGGATGTTCTTTAAATGCTCCGAAGGGTCGTCCTCCCACCCTTCTTCATCGAGAACGTCATTTAGTGATTTGCGGAGCTTCGGTATCTGATCTTTGTAATAGAGATATTCGGCAAGCGCATCGCAATACATCGTCAATGCGTTCATATCGAGGTCGCAAAGGATCTCGGCACCAAGATTTTTGTAATTGGTGATCACGTCATCGAAAATCGCCTTAGAGGTTTTGGTGATCCAATCGGGTGGAAGCAAAGCCGAGCCCTTGGCCAAATTCTGCAAGGATTCAGTCCGTTGGGCGATTTTGATCTTCTCGGCTTTTGTGTAGTGATGCTTAGGGCTATAAACCCCGGTGACATTAAGCGGCCTACCTCTACGTCCCATCGGATTACCTCCTTTCTTGGCGATTCAGAAACGTTCTTAATCGATTTTGGGAATTATCGGGAATTGATACCCCGTAATTCCTATTTTTCGGGAATTTTTATTTCGCCACTCCCCGACCGGTGAGCCAAAAGGCTCTATTTTCGACCGACCCCCGGGGGGGTGTCTTTAACTCCCATAATTGAGCCATCGGAAGCGAACAAGCATCGCTTTATGTTTCCGTTTTCGTTGGCCCTTATAGAGTCGTGGCAAGACTTGCACAGAACCATAAGGTTGTCCGGATTGATGCTAACGTTGGGATCGGAGACGTTGCTTTCAGTCAGTGGCACCTTGTGATGAACCTCTTTCCCAGCTTTCCCACAAAGCTCACATATGCCGTGCCTCATTCGAACAACAGAATCTCTGCACTTGGCCCAAACCTTTGAATGATAGAAGGCATTTACTTTCGGCCCTTGTGCGGATGGCAATGTGAACTCCTTTGGTTTCTTTAGAAAGGGAACGCTTCCATCGAGCGGAGGTGGAGCCTCTAGGATCGAGGACGTCGTTCCTTATTCGAAAATATCTCAATGCGAAAGAAAAAGGCGGGCACTAACCGTTCCCGCCCCGTTCCCATTTATCTCGCTTTGTGTCGATAGTGGTTGATTATTTTCCCAACACCACCGCGCGAATAGTAGTATTTTTCGGCACATTTCGTTAGCGATAGCCCGCAAACAAAGTGGGAATAAGCCAACTTCCACCGCTTGTCGTTTGAGGTTTTGAATATACTATTCAAACGACCCCTCAATTCGTCCATCTCCAGCATGACTTTGTTCGGGTTTTCGGATGCCGAAAGCGAATTTTCGAGCTTTATGTAGTTAACAAGAAGGATCTCTCTTTCAGTTGGCATTTTTCCTTTTCCCCGCTTTCTTGAACTCGATGAATATCTTTCCGTAGGAAACGAACGTCTTAGTCACCAGGTACCGATTGTCGTAATCGTCCCATCTTCCGTAGGAAGCGTTGGCACCGAACGTGATAACTGTTCCTGGCTCCAATTCAGACCGAACCTCGGTTCTCCTCAATTTGTTGAAGACGATGTCGTACAAGTCTGAATAGTAGATTTCAACGTGTTTATCTTGCTTTTTCATTGCTTATCCTTCTTTCTTCTCACCTTGATGGTTATCGAATCGACGCCATCTGGCAAAGTGTTGTCCTCGGGACTGGCGATGAATGTCGGGTGCCTTTTTCGAGACTGCTCTTGGCATTCGTGGCGGTGATCCGCTTTAGCGGAATCCCTTTGGAGCCAGTCGGCGATGATCTCCCGAACCATCTTCGCGGAATACCGCCTTTTCCTCGGCACGCTATCGAAGTACCGAAGAACGGTTTTCACCGAGCAGCGAAGCTGGAGGATCTTCTCCGGATCGCCGATGGGCTTCAACCTTCTTTTAGACTTGTTTTTTGCTTCCATGCAGAACCTCTTTTCTTCCGTACTTTTTAGAAAGTCGGATATTTTCCAGACCTCGTCTAATCTTTATCGTTTTCAAAGGCTTCTTTTTTGCTTCACAAAGCCTAGTAAACTAGTAAACTTTCAAACGAGTTTTCAAACTCAACGATAACAAAGGCTTCGTCTATTCTTTTCTTGGCTATTTAGGAGCGTTTCATTAAGAAATGTTTGCCAAATGTTGTTGTTCGCAGTAATCATCGATATTTCTTATTCTTCTGAAGTATTTCCAAATCGAGCACTTCATTTCGGGGTCTTGGATGTTGGCGATGACTTTCGAGTCCGAATCGATAAGCAGGAAGTCGAAGTCTCCTTTCGGCGAGAATTCCCTGAACCCGAGCTCGGACTTCCTTATGACGGTGACCAAATCGCCCTTCCTCACCGCCCTGGCCTTTTGCCCGAAGAGCCTAAGGCCGTCAACCCAGATGTCCTGAACGCAAACCATCAGTTCTCCGATCATGGTTCACTTCCTCCTTCCTTTGTGGGGAGAGACAAAGCCGATGGACATATTCAAGCGGGCTTCCTCCGCATCCTCCGTTTGCCACATGACATAGCGTTCCGTGGTCGCCAGATTCGAGTGGTTGTACATTTTTTGAAGCGTGAATGGGTTGCCGCCGAATTCCTTTATGTAAACGTACCCAAACGTCTTTCTTAGACCGTGCATCCCAACGGAATAGTTGATTCCGACCGCTTTGGTGGCCTTGTTGATGATCTGATTGAGACGGTTGCGCGTGACGGGGTAAGGATAGAACTCGCTTTTTTCGGTTCCCCTTTTCCGGGACATCGTTTGCTGCGGCTGAAAAAGGTAATCGTTGTTGCCCAACCCGTATCTCCTCACATAATCCTTAAGCATCTTATATATCGAATCGTTCAGCTCGAACGATTGGAACTTGCCGGTCTTGTTTTCCTTGATGGCCATGTGGCCTTCAATTACATCGGCAACCCTCAATTGAAGGACGTCCTCGCTTCTGAAAGCCGTGTTAATGGCCGTGTAGACGATCATCCTGTCGCGGTCGGCCAATTCTTTCTTCTTTGGCGTTTTGGCGGCCTTGTAGCGCTTATCGAACCAACCAAGGAACTTCTCGCGCTGGACTTGATCCTTTATCGGCAAAGTCCGTTTAGAACCTTTGAAGGATTTGATCGTCCTCCCAGCCGAATTAGTCTTTAGAGACTTACTTCTTTTTGCCATCGTCTTTCCCCTTCTTTCCTTTATCGACGAGAATCAAAGCAGTTATCACGTAAGCGACGATGGCCGCGATGCAACCGCAGCCAATGATGATCAAAACCTGTTCAACTATCCCCATTTTTGTTAATCCTCCTTTTTCGGTTTCCCCTTCGAGTCTCCGTCAACGACTTCGAACCCCAATGCCCTAAAGTCGTCGCAAAGGGGCTTCCACGATCCATCGTCGCCGTCTCCTGGTATTCGAAGATGCTCAACGATGTCTCTCGCTTTATCCAGCGTAGGCCCATCGTCTCCTACCATCTTGTGCAGAAGCCTTTCTATTGCGCTTTCCTTGTTAGCAACGACGCGACCGTCCGGATAGTCTTGGTCTTCCTCTTCGAATATTTCGACATATAGGCAATAGCATCTGGCGATTTGACCAACCGTTATCGTCTTTCCTGTTGGTTCCATGGCTATTCCTTCCTCTTGAATTTCAAATCGAAGTCGTGCCAAGCCGTTTTGAATACAGGCTGGCAGAAGACGAAATGGCCTAATTT